CCTCCTTCAATCGCAAATTTAAGAAGACCAGAACCACCTATGAGAGAGTCGAAAGCCCCTAGCTGAGTCATAATAAGACCAATACCAGAGTAAACATTAGCTGCGTTGTCTTTTCCAAATAGCATGCGACCTATTGAGTCTTCTTTAGCACCGCTTACAAATTCATCGAAAGCTCCTAAAACATTTGCGCCAGTAGCTACGCCTTTCTTGCTAGTTCCACCTACTGCAAATTCTGCAGCTTTCTTTATAGCTTTTACCTGCGAAAGAATTGGCCATAAGCCTTTTCCGATTAAGGCAGCTCCTATCACGCCCATAGGGGAGCCTATGTCAAAACTGTTAAATACACTAAATATATCTTTTACAAGGCTGCCTATTACTGGCATCTGCGCTATAAAGCCTTGGAAGAACCCGTTAACAGCACCTAATAAGGCATTTGCAATATCAGGAATTTGTCGAATAAATGAGCCTACGAAGTACCCTACGAGCGTACCAAATGCGTGAAAACCAGCTGTAAGGAAGTTCCCTCCGAATAAATCAGAACCAAAGCGTTCAGAAGCCAAAGTTCCAGTAGTAGCTAACCCCGTTAACACAGATGTCATTAAAGCTTTTCTTATAATTCCTGCAGGAAACATTGCAACCACAAACCCAGAAGCTATTAATACTGCTGTTTTAAATGCTGCGGGAAATTCAGTCTTGATATCAGCCGCCAGATCCGACATAGCTGACTTGAAATTACTTACAAATACTCCAAAAGTTGTCTGGTGATTGAAGTATGCGCTAAACGTTGCTGCGACTTCACTGAAATTCGCTTTTAAGGTAGGTGTAATCCCCTCAGACATTTTGCTGAGACTATCCTTAAGCTTTGCTATCGCTGTAAGCTCACTCGCTGAGTTGAAACTGAACTTGAAATCACCTGCAAATAAGCTTGCAGCGGCATCACGCATACCTACAAAAGTATGCTCAATATAACGCTTAAAAGAATCTAAGTGAGGTTTAACACGCTGCATTACTCCTTCAGATTGGTTAACAACGCCATCAATTGTATCAGTCCACCAGGAGTGCCCAATTACTTTATCATAGATATCCCAGAAGTAGTAGATGACGTCTTCTGAAAAGTTCTTTATTATCTTAAGAACGCTAGTAGACATCTTAGCAGCTTTATCTTCTATTGAAGAATACAGCGCATCAGTATAGGATACCGCGAGCAGATACAGATTAGCTAATTGATGCTTAAGCTCTTGGAATGCACTAGGATTTATTGTCAAATCATATTTGATTTCTTGCTTGTATATAATTGATTCTATCTTATCTTCAATTATACCCTTTAATTTGTCAAAGCTACTTACTATGCTAGATATAACGGCGTCGACGGATGATAAAACACCTTCTAAAGCATTTTTCACTATTGCGCCTACAGATACAGCTACACCACTGACAGTTGTTAAGGCTTTACTAACGTCAGGTAAATACTTTGCTGCGATATCGGATGCAGCTGTTTGAATTTCCGAAAAAGTTCCACCAAATGTATTCTTGAGTAACGTACCAAAATCCAAAGCGCCTATCGAGGTATTGGTAAAAGCTCTCATCAATTGAGCTATTGTACTTATAAGGCCTGTTACCTCAGAGTTAACAAGTTTAAAGCCTTTAGGCATAAGCCCGAAATACACTAATGTGCTCTTGAAGGACAAAGACAAGTTGTCAGAGAATCTTTCAAGGACTCCTTTAATTGTATTACCGCTACCTGAAATAGCTACCGCTAAATCTTTAAAAGCTACCGAGTATTGTAATAATGTATTGTGGTCTAACGCTAGTGGTATGCGCTTAATCGCCTTTATAGCTGTTTCTACAGCGGAGTCCCAAGACATCATATCAGTTACAGCATCAGCTATCTTGGTAGCGAATGGTAAAAATGTAGCCAAAGTGCTCGAAACTACTGAGTTTAAGGCTGCCTTCACATCCTGCAGCATTGTACCCATATATTGTACGTTTGGCATTGCAGCTCTTATCTGTATTCCAATAGCTTTGAAAACGCTTGTAAAGCTAGACATTAGTTGCCCCATCGAACTAAGGTATCGGCGCGTGACCATATATTGGATCTGGACAGTACCAGCTATAGTATTAGCAGCCTCGAAGATGGAATTTGATAAATTAACCATACTCTGCCCTAGCGATGTAGTTCCGGCAACACCTTTTTGCAACTCTGATACATAAACTGAAATTGATTGCTTCATCAGGGCAATACCTTGCCCTGTAGTAGGTGCCATTTTAGCGAATTCTGTGTTAAGCTCTTTAGATTGCGATAATAAAGCTTTAAATACAATATCAGTTGTTATTTGCCCTTGCGCAGCCATATCACGTAACGCACCTAAACCTACGTGCAAGGAGTCTGCAATAGCCTTCGCAATACGCGGTGTTTGCTCCATCACAGAGTTCAACTCATCGCCTCTCAGGGTTCCTGATGCCAGACCTTGCCCAAGCTGGATAATAGCAGCATTAGCAGAATCTGCGCTAGCGCCTGAAATTACAACAGCTTGATTTATGCTTTTAGTTGCTTGTAGGATTTGATTTAAGCTAGCCCCCGTGCCCTGCAGCGATCTGCCAAGCGTGGAAAATGATGCAGTAGTTGCATCCATGTTCCCACGAGTCTCGCGCACTATACTCAGCAATCGTGACTGTGCTACTGCGAGCTGTTCTGTCCGCCCTGTCACTAAAGCTATTTTGTTACTCATGTCACCGAATGCATTCGATACATTTAATAAGTAATTAAGGGTTGCACCGCCTGCGATAGCGGCCCCCAACCCTTTTACCATATTCATCATAGATGCAGAAGCATTGCTAGTAGTCTTTTCGATATTCATCAAAGCTTGATTAATCTTTGCTAAATCACTATTAGCCTTCTCTGTTCTTGCGTCTACGTCAATTATAATACCTGACATACCAACTCCTTTAAATTAAAAGCCCCTGACGAATAAATACAGTTATGTATTCAACCATCAAGGGCAGTGTCAGCGGTAGATCACAATAGCACCATCAGGCTTGACATCACTGTCAGCTAGAACTATCTTCTCAACAAAATACGAAGGAGCTTGTTTAGAGCTCCCTGCGTTTAATTCTGAAATATATGGTGCTTCATTTACTATTTTTGAATCTTTAATTCGCCATGCATCGCGTGCATAACCTGTGTCTACTGGTGTAGCTTCTTTAAGTTTTTCAACAAGTTTCTCTTGTATCTTCCGGGATTGCTCTGCAGTTATATTAGAAGAAATCTCTTTGATACTTATTAGAAGCTCTTTAACGCCTATTACTTTCATGAATCACCCTTTTTGAGATCAAGTATTTCCCCACCTCTTGCTGTAAGCATTTGTTGGAAGAAAGAAGATGATTGCATATCACTTAAAGATAACCTGCCTTCTTCTACTACTGCAGGCTGATTGCCATTATATATGACATTCAGCGAAGGGAAGATTTCAGTAGCTTTCTTCTCAACGCCTTGCGCTTGTAATAGCTTAGCAGTTCTGTCATCTTCACGCCAGCCTATAGGGCGTCTTTCAAAATAAGCGTTCCAACGTAGGAACTCGTCGTATGGCATTTCTTCCATAAGCTTATATACTGGCATCTTCAAATGATACGCTAGCTCGTAAACACTAATCTCTTCAAGGGTTAGTATTACTTTCCCTGTTCACCGCCAATACCTGAGAACACCATGATAGCGTTAGAGAGTTTTGATAATTCATCCATTGGGAAGCCATCAAAATCTTCGTCGGATAACTCTTGAGCGTCTTCAACAGAAGAGCGAATAACAACTTTCAGTACTTCAAAACCTTGAGTCTCATCGCCAGCAATAGCCTTAGCTTTTTCCTGGATTGAAACAACCTCAGCTACTGAGAGCTTAGAAATCGTTACATCTTCACCCATAAATTTTACAGATTTAGAAAGTTTTTTACCAACCATAGTTTTAATAGACATCTTAATTACCTTTGTGTTTTGTTTAATTGTGGGTACGTTCAATACATTGCTTTGAGACATACTATTGTCCTGCGAACAAATCTTTGTTAATGGCTTTAAATTCTTCTAACATTTTGCCCATTGCGTGCAATACCATTAGTGTCTTAAGAACTTCAGCAGATTTTTCTTGATTACCATCGAATTCAGCAATCCGTTCGGACGTTTTACTGATGCTAATTTCTAAACTCTTTTCCATATGTTTGGAAGTAGTTTTAATTACATAGCCTATGCTAAATGGTTTTAATTCAGTTTTCATTATTTTCCTTTATCAGGGACACCCACCCTTTGTGGCCGTGGGTTTTTTAAGAGTAGGGCAGCCGCACCCACGTA